GTGCAAAGTCCTCTTAAAACCATAATATAACGTGTCAGTGCAAAGTCCTCTTAAAACCATAATATCTTCGGAAGTGTATTGACGACTTGATATAGCTATATCTATAATAACTTGAAAAGCCATAGATATTAACTCAGTTGGCAATCTTATATCCCATTTGCTGTAGTCTCCCGCAATAATACGCTTATCAGCTTCACCGTTGTGGGTAACATAGTCATGTAATTCTTGCCATTCTTTAGAAAAAGGATTTATACCTACCCCACATTCGCTTACTAGTGGGTATATTGACAAAAAACGCAAAATTTTCAAGCCATATTTCCTCCATAGTAAAGATAGCCCTAAATCAGATGCATGAAAAACGCGGACTTTGTCTTTATCTTTCTTTGTAGGCTCGTCTTTAAGACACGCTTTAAATATCGGGTAAGCTCTTTCCCCTTTAAGATATTTGTTGACCATGCGATTCATCTCCTCTTCAGCGCCCAATTTGGGGTCAAAATAAAATGACCCCTCTGACCCCAGTAAATGTTTTTTCTTTTTTCCAACTAAAGGGTATCCAATAGAGGTCTGGAAATTGATAGCATCAATAAAGCGTACACCAGGTATACCATTTATCACTTCGCTTAATGTCAACAACCCCATCGTCGTTGGAGTGGCATATGTAGCCAACCGTGACAATAAAGGTTTAACATAGTCATTCTTAGCAATCAATAAATAATTAGGATCAATAGCAGGCGATGATTCACTCGCAGTATCCAAGTATGTAAACCACGGTTTCCAACGTTGTGGTGAAAATTTTGGGGGGCCATACACATTAGTCACACCGAAAACTTCTTCTACTGTATTAGACACATATGTATTAACAACGGATGAATGGTAAGTTGAACCACAACCTATTGAACCTCTAACCAAAAAATCTCTCTCATTTACATAATTAACAGGGGATTTTTCATTGATAGTAGGAGAAAATCCCATGTCTATGTTGTACCGTTTTGGTTCAAATTCACTAGCAGAATGTGGCATAAGTGTCCCTGTGTGCTGACTCAGCAGGGCACAAGCTCTTTCTATTTCGTGTCTCATAGGTGATAAATATGTAGCAATCTTAGTACCTGTGATGCCCGCTATGTGAAGACCTACTATCTCAGGATTGTTCGACTGGCTTATCAAAAAAGCCGAACACATACCCTGTTCCGTAGGAAAACTATATGTTGCGTCACCACCCCTTATTCTAATCATTCTACCATTGCGCATGTAACCAGTGCTCTTGCTCTCGCAACTCCCATGGCCTTTGACTATTACACCACTTGCTCTCCTGTAAACTACTTGTATTAAACCGGAGTAATTACCCTCGGGGAATAAATGTGTTATATTTGGTAAAGTGCCACCAGAATGTAACTGGAATATACAAAAATCATGGTCGCCCACTCGCTCTATCGTGTCCAAAAATATTGTAGCTCTGAAATACGTGGCATTCTCTCCATATGTTCTCTTAATCTTAACTTCTAAACGTCTCGGTTTTAGGCTACCATCACTTTTGTAAGTTCCATTAAGCATAGTCCCATTGATATCCGAGTCTTTATAAAAGAAATGCAAAGCACACCCGAATATGTTGGATTTAATTGCTATTGCAGCAATCGAATTTTCTGTTCTGGCATCTTCAAAAAGTATATGAAAACAATTAGCTTCTAAAGCATTACTAAGTTGGGCAGCAGTCATAGTAGCAGTCCTAGCATTACTAGGTGAATAGGCTATCGCACTAGTCTTCCACACATTTACAGACAAATCCCGCTCTTTTATTTCTTCTTCAGTTTTTGGATCTAAAGAAGACTGCGCAGTGACCATATACAATTTATATACTTTTTTCAACACATCTACAAATATAAGTCCGGCAGTAATGGTTATGCCAGTTTTAAGCAATAATTCACCAGCTTGTATAACGCGCTCTTCCTTCATTATAGAATGCAAAGGAGCACTCTCCATCTCGTTCATAATATGTTTATAAGCTGTGTGTTTTGCTGCTGTTAAACTTGTAAAACTTAAGATGCCGCCTATAAACAGGCTCGTCAAGTTACTATTACCATATTGCCTAGATTTGGTAAATCCCATTGCCGCTCCAATTGTCCCAAACAATAGCATAGATCCAACTATGTATTTTCTATTAATTATCTGATAAAATAACCGAAAATACTGGTTTTGGCGCACACTATATGGTACGTAATGCATCGGAGTTAAATAATCAGCGCAAAACTTATCAGCCAATTTCTTCATAGCATATTTATGGGATTTATTTAATATAAAATACTCTAACAGATTAGGTCTAAAACACTCTGTTTTCCTCCATATTTGTTCTCGTGCTGCTTGAAATATTAAACTCCCAGCACTATCTATCACTTTTGTATAGGCAAAAGATTGAGGGCCGCGTACCGGCATTCCTGTGATTTCATCGAATACCATACGAGACCCAATATTTTTTTGTCCTGTTATTAATTTTTCCTGCTGAGCATAAAAATTCCTCGATTCTAAATTAAATAATGCTATAACATCGTATATAGATAAACCTACAGCAGGCTCACCATTATATATAACCGGAGAGAATCTATAATCTTCAGGACCTCCAATAACGCTATAACCATTGGAAATAATCTCTTCAACACTTATATCCCAGAGATCCATAATACCCGTCAAATCGCACTCATCATGTTGCTGCTTCGTTATCTTCGTAGGATCGAGTTTATTACCTTGCTTACAAAATTCGGGTTTTACTTTAACCACTATATGATATCTCAATCTCCTAAGTACACTTATAGGTTCATTACTCCAATCAAAAACCCTTAAGTCTTTTACATTAGTTGTAACTGCTACTACTTTGGGTTGAACTTTAATTTTCCCTTTTTCCTTAACATCCGCCTTAGGAGCATAATACATCACGTTATTTACTAACGATATTAACATGTCACAAGGGTTGGATTGGGCTTTATCTGTCTTAACATTAGCTACGTCATCCAATAGCACTGCTGTTGAATCAGCCCTAAATGTTGAATAAAATTTATCATTAGGTTGCAAAGTACATATGTTACTGTCTTTGCATGGTTGACCATTAAATTTTAATACAGATAACATTAACATGTTGACAACTGCTGATTTACCAACACTACTTGCCCCACTAACGCAAAAACTAAAAGGGGCTGCACGCATTCCTTCTATAGGGACCTCTTGTTCATATTGTACAATCATCTTAGCTAACTTCTCTAATTTAATTAGCATTAAAGATCTCGTAGTTTTATCAGATATATTATTACTTAAAAAACGAGCAGTCTCATAAGTCTCAAATAACTTCCTCTGAAACTCACTTACTGTTATGGAC